GTGTTAGTCGTCGGAAGATAAAGACCGTTTGTCGGGATGGAAGATCCGGTGACGGTCAGGCTGGCAGCAGTCGCAGCGCCGGTGATGGTGGCGGAGGCGAGGGTGGCGGTGCCGCCGGAGCCGAGGAGTTGATTGATCGTCGACTTCTTGGTCGTGCCGCTGGCGGCCATTGACGTATCGGAGACGTCGACGATAACCAACGGGTCGGCCGTTGGATCGACTGTTGAAATGGCCGTTAAGGCCGTGATTTTGGAGTCTGCCATATCAGTAAACGGTGAGGATGAACTTGTCGGAGTTTTCGGTTAGTAAAAGGTCGGTGCCATCTTCCAAAGCAATTCGGTCGTAGGTGCCGAACGAGAAAACGATCTTACTGGAGGCATCTTCCTGCAGGACGAAGAACTCGTCCTCCTGGAGCATATCGCGCCGCAGGATCGGTAGATCGAAGCCACCGGCATCGCCGGAGGGCGCTCGATTGGTTCCGATGCCGATGCCAAGTCTCATGTGTTAGGCGGTGCGAGCCAGGAATGCCACGGCCTTGCCAGAGGCTAGTTGAAATTCGGTGATGTTACCGACGAGTGGGAAGCCGGCCGGCAGGGTGATGCCGGTCCAAGTCCCAGAGATGCCGGTGCCTGTGATCGAGGTGAAGACGGTCGGCTCAGCCGGAATCACGGCCGAGAAGTTGCCAGTCTGGGCAGCCGTGGTGGTCACCGGGAAGAATCCCTGGCGCCCCATGCTGTATTCCATCGAGATGTCTGCTTGAACGGCCATTTTGTTTTTCGGTTAGAGGGGAGGCTGCCAGCGTATCCAACAGCCTCCCCAATTTCGGTTTGTTAACCTTTTCGAACTTTCGGTGCCAGGGCTCCCTGTATCCACAGGATGAGCTTGCCTCCTTCGGGAACGGTCGCGGTGTTGAAGCCGTCGCGCTGGAGTGTCGCGTCGACTTCGGGACCAGAAACGAGCTTGGTTTTGCCGTTCTTGTCCACCGAGATGGTAGTTGCGATTCTCATGGGTCAGCCGATTAGGCGGTGATGAGAACCTCGGCCTGCGTGGTGTCCGCGGCGGCTGCACCGAACATGATGTCGTAAGACGCCATATGAGCGCGGGAAGCGCGGCTGTACCAGACAGACAGCAGGACCGAGAGGCCGTTGGACAGCTCGACCGTGCGCTGCTCCAGGAACTCGCCGGCGATCATTCCGACCGGGAGGCCCGAGGCCACCGCGATGGCGTCCTGGCCGCAAACGAAGCCGGCGGTGTTGGCGATAGCGCCGGTCCAGTCGTTCTGCTCCAGGATGTTGTTGAAGCCAAAGAAACCGTTGTTCAACGGGCCATATCGGCTGTCAGGGAACGGGTTGGTTCCAGCGGCAGCGGTGAACTGACCGGAGAACATCAGGCGAGCCAGGTGGCCACCGTCAAGCAACAGCAGCTTCTGGCGGTAGTTCTTGGCCAGGGCCAGGATCGCCGGGAGGTCGGAGCTGTCGAAGTTGGCGGCCGTGCCGATGGTGGTTCCGGCGCCGTAGTTGCCGGAGGTCATGACAGCGGTCACCTTCTTGGAGATGGCCAGGGCGAAGATCTCAGCGGAGCCCTGGGACAGGTCGGAGAGGGCAAAGCCCTGGTTCAGCTCCTGCTGGGTGACCGTGAAGGTCTTGGTGATCTGGTTCACCGTCACCGAGGTGGCGGCCAGAGTGGACTGGTTAGCGGCGCCATCCTCGAAGTTGGTGGCGTTGTCGACCGCGGCGTCGCCGGTGGTGAACTTCTTGACCTGCACCGTCGCACGGGGGCGGAGGTTATCCAGGCCGACGTTGCGGGTAAAGTTGCTGATCATGGCCAGCTTGGCGCTGATCACGGTGATCACGGCGTCGGCGAGATAATCGACAACCAAGCCGGAGGCGAAGGTGTTTGCGGCCTGGGGAGCGATCAGCGCCGACTGGCGGAGCAGCTCGCTGTGGTTCTCGATCAGGAAGCGCTGGCGCTCGGCACCGGCGCGGAGGCTCTTGTGCTTCTCCAGGAGGGGGTTGCCAAGGTTCTGGATCACCGGCCGGAGAGGCTCGGGGGCAGGCGCGGCGGTGATAGCCTTGGCGCTGATGGCGGCGGCAACGGCCTTGGCCACGATGGCGTCGATGTCGAGGGCGGACGGCGCACTAGGAGCGGCCGCCACCACGGTGTTTGATTCAGTCATGTTGTGTGGTGTCTGCTGTGATGTCGGCGCGGTTGTCGCGCCATCGGCGGCAGCGTCGGTGCTGCCGGTCGAAAGTTTGTCGTCCGGAGATTCATCCGGGGTCTCGCCCTCCTCGATTTCGAGCTGGGCATAAAGCGCTTTGAACCAATCACGGCCTGCGGCGCCTCCCCAAAGGTTGGCTGCCACGTCGGCCGGTGTGTTGGGCTCGGCTTCGAGGAAGCGTTCGTTGCGTCCCCACCAGGCGTTGGCTGTGCGGATCTTGTCCTCGGTGGGCGCCTCACCGGCCACCATGGCCTCGGCGTCCAGGACGGTCTGTTTCTCAAGGCCATCACCGGCGAGGCCTTCGGCGTACTGCTCCAAACCGCGGCGGAGGTTGTTTCGGACAGTCTCGGGGGCGGTCTTGGTGACAGCCCGGGGATGCCAGCAGGCGGCGATGGCCATCTGCTCCTCGGTCATCTTGTCGGCCAGGCCAAACTGGATGGCCTCCTGGGCGGTGAACCAGGTCTCCTCTTTCATGGCAGCCCGGATCTGAGAGGTCGGGCGGCCGGTGACCTTCGAATAAATACCAGCCAGCACCTCGGCGTGCTGATCCAAGGCATCGGCCATCTTCCTCATTTCCTCCGAGGTGCCTGCAACCATTCCGGAGGGGTCGTGAATCATAAACAAGGCCGCATCGGCGATCTCAACAGTGTCGCCGGCCAGGGCGATGATCGAAGCAATCGAGGCAGCGATGCCAACCACCCGGGTGGTGACAGGCGCCTGCCGGCCCCGCAGCATATTGTAGATAGCCAGGCCATCCCAGACGTTGCCGCCGGGGCTGTTGATCTCGATCACCAGGGGGCCTTGGCCGACGTCCTGCAGGGCCTGGCTGAAGGCCTTGGCCGAAATACCGGAGCCACCGAACCAGTCCTCACCGATCTGATCGAAGATTTGGAGGGTGGCCGGCTCCGAGGCCGAGGCCCGGGGCTGGTAGGAAAGCCAGTTGTTAATCTTGGTCATTCTGATTTCTTGGCTCTGGGTTTCCGTTTCTTGGCCACAGCAACCACCTCCTGGATGGGTTGGGCCGGGATCTCCTCGGGCATTGTCCCAGAGGGCTCTGCCTCGGCAGCCATCTCGGCTGGCTCGGGCGCGATAGGCTGCTTCTGGGCGGTCGAGATCTCAGAGACATCGAGGCCGTACTTAGTGGCCAGGTCTTGGATGTACCGGGCTTGCTGTGCCTTAGCCTCCAGGGCGGATCGCCAGTCGATGCCTCGGGCGCCGTAGATCTCGTCGTAGGTGGTAACACCAGCACCTAGCTCAGCGAGCTGTGCAGCAGAGTTGCGGCCCACGTCGACGTTGGGAGCCCGGGGTGCCTGGATAGCGACCTCGTACCAGTCGTCGGGTGAGTCTCGCAGGGTGGGATCGGTACGGATGGCGTATTCCATCACATACTCCCAGATCCTACGGGCGGCCGAGGCCATCACCTGGTGACGGCTGCGGAACCACACTGAAGACATATCCAGGGCGCCACGGTAGACCGTGCCCTGCATTCCTTCTGGGAAAACCAGGACGTAAGGGATGCCGACGCCGGCGCACACCTTCTCGGTAAGGCTGCGCCAGTATTCGCGCATGTTGACGTTGGGGCGGTCGGCTTGGAACTGCTCGAACTCGTCCCCGGACTTCAGCACCTTGACCGTGCTGCCGAATACGTTCTCGTAGTAGGTCTGGGCGGTGCCCTGACTTCCAACCACACCAGAACGGAGGCTGCTGGCCTGCACCTCACCGGAGCTGGTCTTAATCACCTGGGCCACGCTGGAGGCGAGCTTGCAGGATTCCATTTCCAGCTTCTGAAGGTCGTCCAGGTCGTGCAGGTCGTTAATGACGCACGCCACGAATGGCAGGCCGCGGAGCTGGCCGGCACGCTGGGCCTCGTAGATGTGGACGATGGAGTCGGAAGATATTGACCGGATCTCGGTGAGTTGGCCTTGGTTCGTTTCCTGCCCAATAAAGTAGGAAAGAGCGCGGCCTGTTTTGGTATCAAACCGGACTCCATCGAAGATATCCGGAGATTGATCCTGGCCGGTGGGTGTGGCCACCTGTTGAGGTTCGATGAGCTGAAGACGGGGGCGGCCCGAGTCTCCCTTGGTCAGCAGCAGGAAAGATTCGCCATCGTAGAACCATCCACGGGCGGCCAGGCTCATCAGAGTTCCGAAAGACTGCCGGGATCCGATGTCGGGATAACGGCTCCAGGTGTCCCACCATTTCTTCGCTCGGAGATTCCAGTCGGGATCCGAGGAAGCCGGCTGCACCGAGAAGTTGCTGCCGACCGTGTAGTTCTCGAACAAGTCACCGAGGCGATTCATCACCGCGTTGTTCTGCTCGAAGAATCGGGACTTCCGAACGATCTGCTGCCGGGTCGAGGCAGTGACGTCGAACCGCACCGAGGTGTAGCTGGTGTCCAGGAAGGAACGGCGGATCGAGTTGGACGCGCCCTCGTATCGGTCGACAGGGGCCGACCGAAACTTAGCCAGGATGTTGTCGAGGAATCCCATTAGGTCATCCCCGTTCTGATGGCGCCCTCTCGACGGAAGTTCGAGAAGTCACCGCCGTAACTGGTCACAGCGACCAGGACGACGGCCATCATCTTGTTGAAAATCTGGGTATCGGTAGGAGCGGCGATGCCGTCCTGGCCGAGTAGATAGACCGCCAGCTCGTAGTCGGCGATCAGGCTTTCCCACATCTCGACCATCTCGGACGGGGTGGGGGCGCCTTTGCCGGGCTCTGCGAATTCGACTGAGACATCCGAGGAAGATGTCGACCGAACAACCTGGCCGGATTCAATCACCGAGGCCGCGGCAATGACCTTTGAGGTCAGGGCGGCCAGCAGTGTCGCGCCACCGAGGGCGCTGTAGACACTGCGAAGATAGGCACGCTTGATTGCGACCGTGAAAGTGAACACCTCGGGCTGGAGGCTCCCACATTATTTCACCTGTTCAATGGCTTAGCTAAGACTGGACATCACTTGACGTAAGATCATTCCAGAGCATGACCATGGCCAGTTGCATGATCTCGCAGTCATGCAGATGGTCGGGCCACTTTTGGTTCCTCTTAACCCAGACGTGTTTGATTCGACCCGCGCGGTTAGCCTGGGGACGTAGGACGTGCGAGTCCAGGTGGCGCCAGTACAGGTCGGGCTCGGCGATGTAGGCACCTTCGGCCTGGACGCTGGGCGGATCCTGAT